CCTATACTCTAGTTAGGGTTTTTGTTAATTTAAAAACAGTTGATGAATCTGTGGTTGGAGTTGCCCTTACTCTGACATTTCCAGAGTCAATATCAGCATCAAAAGTAGCGAGAGATGCACCCGTTCTGATTGTGCCAAATTCATTTAAATACACAGTTGTTCCATCATGCAATACATTCAAAGTAGTTACATGATAATTAGATCCCTGTGTGATTTGAATTTGGTATTGTGCAGATCTAAAAGTAGCAGCCACAAAAGTATCAATGTTAGAAGCACTTGTTGTAGTTGTAGTTGAAGTTGCTGCCTCGATTGCAATGATAGGAGTGATACTACCAGCACCGAGTTCGATTCCACTTCTAGCAGTAACAACACCAATTGAATCTACAAAAGTTACATCATCGTATGTTATTGTTCCTGCGACAGATATATTACCACCAAATTCTGCATTACCACTTACAGTAAAATCGCCAGCAATATTACTACCACCCAAAGCTGTGCTTGCAATACCAACCCATTTTGAATCTGTTGCATTATAAATTAAAAGTTGATTATCAACTCCCTCAAAACTTACATCATCAAGATCTTTAATAAATCCAGCACCACCACCACCGATTGATGCGAGTTGATATTGAACTCTCTCTACAAATAACTTGTAGTGTTTTTGTAGTTGATCAACAGTAACAAAGTTTTGATCTATTGGAGTAAGTGGATCATCATTATTTGTATCTGGTGGATCAGCGAGCATTGTGCCCTGCTCTGCGAGTTCCTCTTTTAATACTTCTTGCTTACCTTTTAACTCTTCAACGATTCGATATAACTCAGAAATATTAGTGGTATTGTAATCATGATGGTTGTTTAGTTTCTTAATATCCTTTGTTAGGTCACGAATATTTTCATCATAGTATTTTGGTTTTGGTAGATTTGATATTTCATCAGCTAGATCATCAAAATATCCTTTTGATAAATCTCTTACCTCTTTGTTTTTTAAATTAAACTGTTTTACTTCCTCATCGACTCTTTGTTTAAGAACGTTGAACTGGCTTAATATTTGCTTCTTAAGTAATCTATCATCATTTTTAAATTCATGATGATGATCCCATACTCTAATAACAGTTTCCTTTATCTCTTTAAGTATCTTTTCTTTTGTTTCTTGTAATGTATCACTTACCTTGTTTATCTCAACACGATTGTCAAAATCTTTTGTCTCAATATTTTCAGATATATCTTGAACCTCACGATCCATTCTTTCACAAATTGATTTTATTTTGTCATCAACCTTTATAAAGTCATCATCGATTACACTAAATGTTTTGCCTATCCATGAAAAATCAGGAACTTCATTTACCTCATTTACCCACTTAGGAAACTTTGGTATCTCAGATCTGACTTGATCAATCTGTTGACATATTGCTTTTATTTCTTCATCATAATATTTGACAACGGGAATATTAATCAAATCTTCTTGAAGATTACTGATACGATCTTCAATAGACGCAACTTGATCATCGTAATATTTTGGTTCCGGTAATTCTTTTATTTCCTCCTTTACATAATCTATCTGTTGGCAGACAGCTTCTATATCTTTATCATAATGTTTAACTTCAGGTATCTCCTCTATTCTTTCAATTATTGATTTCAGTTCATCATCATAATATTTAATTTCAGGTATTTCAGGTATATCTTTTCTTACGTCACTTATCAGACGTATTATCTCGGTTAAATCTTGTTGTTTTTCTTCTATTATTTCCTCTTCTACTGAGCATGGTGCTGTATCAACTGCTGTATTCCCTGCTCCTACACTCATGTCGATGTAATCATCAACTGATGGCAAATTATTCTCAACAATTAGTTCGTCTACTGATGGAAGATTGCTTTCATCAATAATGAAATCTTCGTAAGACGGCAGTTTCTCCGACATTTTATGAGTAAAATATTACTTCGGGATTCCTCTCCCTGACTTATTTATTCTCCTTGTTAAGTCCAGACTTAAGTATCTTTGACAACTCAGATGTAGATCCTACAAACAATGCATTATTGACCGTTGATGGGCCTTTTGCTTCTTCCTCCTTATTGACATCCTTGAGTTTTTTCTGCAAATCCATCAATTTGTCAGTGGCATCGGAAACACTCTTTATGAGTTGCCCTGCGACTTCATACGCCCTTGGCATCTCACTTTCTTGTGCCAATTCCAATATACCGTTTATTGCTTCCTGTCCTTTCTCTATAATACTGTATAAATTACCTCTCGTATATTCGTAATCTTTTTGAATATGATCACCATTTGATTTGACTTCCTTTTTTTCAACTTTTGTGGTCTCTGCAGGAACAATATCTGTC